CAGCCTGCGTTATGGGTCAAGTTTCAGGAGTCAACAAAAAAGCTAGACCTGTTGAGACAACAAGATCTAGCTTCAACGTTTCCTGAACTGGCAGAGTTGATTAGCCGGTTACCGCCTTGATCACAGCATATCGTAATACTACAGCGTCACTAGCTGAACTAGCCATAACGTTTCTTACGGAAATCTGTGCATTACCTGCATTGCAAATTGCATTGAAACAGTATCCGCCTGCGTTAGCAGTACTAGATTGATTGATCACCATAACGTCGGTGGCAGCAATGGCCGAATTGGTCAGAGTAAAACTCACTGTGGTAGCGGCAGCCAATGGCGCATTGTTCATGGTAATTTGCCCCGATACCTTGTTCAGTGTAATTGGTTCAGACTTACTGGTTGGTTGAGTTACAACACCGCCTGCACCTGTGGCATATCCGATGCCAGCTGTGGCAGAATTAGAAGTCACTCCGTTGGTAAAAACATTGAGCGGACGACTAAGGTCTTGTATGGTAATAGTTGCTCCGTTGTTGTAGCTCACAAATTCAAAGGTATATGTGCCAGTGGCAGCAAATGTGATCACAGTGCCAACTAATCCTTGAATACCAGTGGTGCCCAGGCTTACTTCAGCAGGCAAAGTCACTGTGTGTGCAGTGTTGGTGATGTTTATAACCACTCGCACCCAACCAGCTGAATTGTTGGCAGGCCAGTTAGAGAAACCTAATGAGATGCTGCCTGTGGTACTCACACGCTGATAATGTCCTGCTGTATAGTCGATACTGACCAAGCCCAGAGTGGTTGCAATCTGTACTGATGTTGCGCTAAAATCTTGTATCTTGGCTGCATAGATCAAGGCATCATTCATGTTGTTGTCCAAAGTGCTGCCAGTCAGCGCCTGTTTGAGTACAGCTTTGTTCTGTAGTTCAGTGATTTCGTTGGCAGCATACTCAAAATTGGTTTTGGTATTGGTAAAATTATCACGAAACCCTTTGGTGTTGTTGGGTTGCCCAGCAACTGGATAGTCGCCGTTGATGTCTTGGGGATTGATTTGACTGGTCATGTTGTTCCTTTGCTATGCAGCAGTTGTAGATATTTATTAGAATTCAGAATCCGCTAAATAATCCAAAGGTCCTTGAACAATGCAGAAGAAAACAAAAAGTATCCTGGAAGAACTAGACACATTGTACGAAGAAAAGTATGCTGAACGTGACCGTCGGTATATTATTGAAAGTCGTGCCAGCAATGTGATTGCTTCCGCCGTCCGTTTGATAGAACAAATTGAGGCAGAATTCCCCAACGATCAAGCAGACAATCTCACACGCAAATTGCTCAATGCCATAAGAACCAAAGACTCTGGAAAGTTCTCCAGATCAGTAAGGAAAACCGATGCAGATTCATGAAATAACACAACGCCCAGTCAATGAAGTACTGGGTGCAATGGCCAAAACTCTAGGCGGGGCTTTGTTGAACAAAGCAGTGTCAGCTGTAGATCCAGGCTTTGCTCAAGACAATCAACCCGACAAAGTTGCCCCGGGACAACAGCAAGCCACTGCCATGAAAATGAATGCTGGTCTAGTCCAAGCCTTGGCCAAGAAAGCACAAGAAACCTGGACCAGTGAAGTGCAGAACATGATTGTGACCAGTGAGCCCAAGGCATTAAGTGCAACTGAACTCAAAGTGCCCACGGTTGAAGCTGAACTACAGGCCTTGATTAACAGCTTGGCTCGATTTGATGTAAACGAGTTGGCAGCGGCCAAAGACCCTACTGGTCAGAGCCAGCGCACTATCCAACTGCTGATGAAGGCCAAAGAAGAAGTAGTCAAGGCTACCATGGCACCCAAGCCTGAACCTGCTGCAATGAGTAATGCATGGAAAAGTTTGGCCACCATGATTTCTCAAGCACAAAACGTCAAGCAATTTGCAACACCAACAGCTGGTGGCGTACAACCAGCAAAAATCACATTTGATCAGCAAGGTGAGATATTGTACAACAACAAACCGTTTGACGCCAGAGACCCCAGCCATGTCATGGCCCAACAACTTCAGGCCAAGGCTATTCCTAAACCATGAAACTACTAAACACACTACTGGAAGGCGGCAACGTCTTCAAGGACAAGCAAGGTCAGCCGCTGACACAACGCATCAATCAAGCAGATGTACCTGCCACTATCGCGTATCTTGAAAAAGTTCTAGGTATGGATTTCCCTGAAGAACGTTGGCTAGGATCTACAGGTCGCAAGCCCACATCTGGAGACTTAGATTTGGCTGTGGATCTCAGTGAAATCAACAAAGATCAACTTGCTGCCAAGCTCACGCAGTTTGTACAAAATCAAAAACAAGATCCACGTGAATGGGTCAAAAAAGCTGGAGAAGTGCATTTCCGTACTCCCATTGCCGGCGATCCCAACAAAGGTTATGTGCAAACAGACTTTATGTTTTTTCCTGATCTGGACTGGGGTACATTCTTCTATGGTGGCGCAGAAGGATCCAACTACAAAGGCATGAATCGCAATGTGTTGATGTCAAGCATTGCCAAAGCTCTGGGTCTCAAAGTAGGTGCCAATGGCATGCTTAGTCGTGCCACAAACGAATTGGTCAAGGGAGGCCAAGACCCCAAGTATGTGGCCAAGGTCCTGCTGGGCCCTGCGTTCACAAAAGAAAACTTAAAAAATGTTGAAAGCATTTATACAGCACTCAGCAATGATCCTGACCGAGAAGTCAAACTAAAAGACTTTCGTGAATATCTAGCACGTGAAGGCTTACAAGAGCCACAACAATCTGTGTCCGAAGATGATGTGGGCTTTTTGGGCCGACTGCGAGACCGTATTGTGAATCAAGGCATGATGCCCTTGGTAGAAGCCCCGGGTCGCAACAATCCCTATGAACTGTATGAAGCCGAAGCTGCCGGCGTAGGCGGCAGAGCCAAGGGCATTGAACACCTGGAAGATCTAGTGTTTCGTAAAGGCACTCAAGGTATTGTTGATGCCCTAGAAATTGTAAAGCATGCTACAGAACAGCCATCAACAACCACCGCCAAGTGGGACGGTAAACCTGCTGTGATTTTTGGCCGCAAACCTAGTACAGGTGAGTTTGTGCTCACAGACGGATCAGGATTTGAAGCCAAGGGCTATGATGGTCTTGCAACAAGTCCGCGCATGATGGCTGATATACAGAGCAAACGATCAGGCGATAGATCTGACTTAATTCAGTTGTATGCCACACTGTTTCCAATACTAGAAGCAGCATTGCCTGATGGCTTCCGTGGCTATGTCAAAGGAGATCTGTTGTACATGCAAACACCTCCAGAGATAGCAGGCAACTATGTGTTCCGTCCCAACACTATTGAGTACAAGATTCCAGCTAAGAGTTCCTTGGGACAACGAATTGGCAACAGCAACATAGGTATTGCTATTCACAGCATGTATGCAGATGCTGGCGATGCACGCCAGCCCTTGAGCGGAGTCAAGTTCAATGATGTACCTGGGCTCATGCTGGAACGTCCTGCTACTCCAAAATCGTTGGCTACCGATTCTGCCAAAGTCACTCAATTAAAACAACTGGTTCGTTCCAGCGGCCAGGCAATCAATACCTTGTTTAACCCTGTGGAACTGCGTGCCAACAAGATCACTGACTTGGCCAAACTGTGTGTGGACTATATCAATACCAAGGTAGGCACACCTTTGAATCCACAAACACTGCTGCCAGAGTTTGGCGAGTGGCTCAAGACCAAAGTAACACCGCAAAAGTTCCGTAACATAGTGGAATACCTGCAGAGCCCTACATCAAACACACAAGCTATTGCTGCTGCATTTACTGCATTTTTGTTGTTGCATGACATCAAGATGGATATTCTGAAGCAGGCCGATCTTGAGCATCCTGGACAAGAGGGCTGGGTAATGGCCACCCCTGCAGGCTATGCCAAAGCAGTAAATCGCTTTGATCCCAATGCTTTTGCTGCCCAAAATCGCCAGCAAAACAATCCTCAAAAGGCTTGATTTTTGCCAAAGACATAAATAAGTGTAGGGCTAAAGCCCACTAACTTAAAGGAAATTTATTATGGCATTCATTACCCCAGTAAACGGCGACGCACAACCAGTATTCGCCATTGACGTTCGTAGTCCAGTTGCAGCTGGTGCTTCTACCGCAGCTACTCCAGTAAACCCTGCTGGTCCCAAGCTGGACTTCTTCAGCGTAACTGCTAACACATCAGTTGCTGCACAACAAGACACACAGG